ATGGCGCGTCAATCGACTTTGGCCGCACGGGGACTGGGGGGCTTTTGTGTTCCGCTGCTTTGGCTGCTGGCGGGCGCGAACCCGGCCGGTGCCCAGCCGGGGGAGGAAGCGATCGAGTGGCCGGCACCGTTGCCGGCCTGCCAGCGGGGTGAGGACGCGGACCCGGTTTTCGCGCAGATCAAGCAGCTCGTTTTGCCCGGGCAGCGGGCGCTGCGGGACGGCCGGCTCGCCGAGGCGGAAACGGCGCTTACGCGTTTGCTGCCACTGATGGAGTGCCTGTATGGACCCGATCATTCCTCCACGTTGACGATCGTCGGCGACCTGGCTCGCGTTCATGAAGAGCTGGGCCGATATGAGCAGGCGGAGCAGCTTCACCTGCGCGCGCTCAAGACCAAGGAGGCCAAATTTGGCCTCGGACACAAGGCCACGATAACGTCGATCAGCAATTTAGGGACGCTATATTCCGAACAAGGCCGCTACGAAGAGGCGGAAGCGCTCTACCGCGGAGCGTTGGCGCGCGCGCCGGGGGGCAGCCGAGACCTCACAGTCCTCCACAATCTTGGCGTGCTTCACCTGGAGCAAGACCAGCTCGACCAAGCGGAACCGCTGCTGAAGGAGGCGCTGGACGGCAGCAGGCGCACCTTGGGGGAGAGCGACCCCGAAACCTTGGTGGTGAAGGCCGCCCTTGCGACCCTCCACACCAAGCGGAGGGAATATGAGCAGGCGGAGCGGCTCCATCTCGAGGCGCTGCGGGGGCGCGAGAGGATTCTGCACCGGGACCACATCAGCGTTCTGAACTCGTTGAGCAATCTGGCGACCTTCTACGAAAAGCAGCGGCGCTTCGAGGAGGCCGAGCCGCTGTTCCTCCGTGCCCTTGCGGGGGCGCAGCGGGTGCTCGGGCCGGAGCACCCGTACACTTTGCTCATCAGCGAGAATTTCCTCCTGTTGCGGCTGGCGGCAGGCGAGGCCGCGCTCGAACCGGCGCGGCTGCTGGTGCAGGGCCTCAGAGCCAGGCGCGGGCGGAGGAGCACGCGGGAAGCTTTGCGCGCGGACCGGACGGGGGAGGGGCAGAAGCGGATCGCGAGTTTCGCCCTGCTCGCCGACGCGGCGTGGGCCGCCGTGGCGGCTGACGGGAACCAGCGCGAGGCGCTGCTGCCGGAGGTGTTTGCGGCGGTGCAGGAGGCGATGACCAGCGAAGCCGATCGCGCGCTCCTGCAGGCGGCGGCGCGGCGCTACGCCGACCAAGCGGGCGGGGGGCTGAGCGGGCTCGTCGGCGAGCGCGAGGCGCTGGTCCAGGAGCGGGTGAGGCTCGACGCGGACTATGCCGCGAGCTTCGCGGATACCGGCTCTGAATTCGAGCGGGTGCGGGGCGAAGTGGCCGCGCGGCGGGCGCAGGTGGATGCGCGGCTGGATGCGATCGACGCGCAGCTGCGGTCCGGTTTTCCCGCTTATTTCGAGCTGGTCAGGCCCAGCGCGATCGACATTGCTGCCGCGCAGCGGCTGCTCGGGCCCGCGGAGGCGATCCTGCTGGCGGTGCCGAGCCGGTTCGGAACCCATGTCGTGGCGGTCACGGCCAAGGAGGTGCGGTGGGCGCGCTCGGGCTGGGACGCGGAGCGGGTCGGGGCGGCGGTCCGGCGGCTGCTCGACGATGCCGCTTTGAAGGTGCCGGCCGCCGCGGGGGATAGGGCGGACGGGCAGGGGGCCGCCGCGCCGGACGGTCCGCCCGGATTCGATCGGACGACCGCGCACGCGCTCTACCGGGAGTTGATCGTGCCGGTGGCCGACATGCTGGGGGGCACGAAGCGGCTTTACCTCGCCGCCGGCGGTGCGTTGGCGGCCCTGCCGTTTTCGATCCTCGTCGCCGAGCCGCCGCAGGGGGCGGACAACGACCCGGCGGCGCTGCGCGGGACGGCGTGGTTCGCCGACCGGCAGGCGCTGGTGCACATCCCGTCCCTCCAGTCGCTGGCGCTGCTGCGCGGGGCGGGCGAGGCGCCGCCGCCGGTGAGCGGCGAGAGCGGCTTTCGGGGGTTTGGCGACCCGTTGCTGTACGGCGAGCCGGCGCGGCGGGAGCGGGGGCTGATCCTTGCCCCCGATGCGCGCGCGCTGTTCCGGCCCGGCCGCACGCGCGGGGGCCGTTCGGTGGCGGACATATCGCAGCTGCGCGGACTTCCCCGCCTGCCGGGGACGGCGCAGGAACTGGAGGCGGTGAGGCGCGTGCTGAAGGCGCCGGCTGCGTCCGTCACGATCGGCGAGGCGGCCACCGAGACGGCGGTGAAGGGCGCCGATTTGTCGGGCGCGCGGCTGCTGCTGTTTTCGACGCACGGCCTGACCACGGGGGAGATTGCCGGCGTCGCCGAGCCCGGGCTGGTCCTGACGCCGCCGGACGAGGCGAGCGAGCAGGACGACGGTTTCCTCGCGGCTTCCGAAGTCCTGGGATTGCGGCTCGACGCCGAATGGGTGGTGCTGTCGGCGTGCAATACGGCCAGCGGCGAGGGCGGGCAGGGACTGTCGAGCCTGGCCCGGGCGTTCTTCCACGCGGGCGCGCGCAACCTGCTGGCCTCGCACTGGCCGGTCAGCGACGAGGTGGCGCCGGTGCTGACCGTGCGCACGGTGACGCTGGAGCGCGCCGGGATGGGGCGCGCGGAGGCGTTCCAGCAGGCGATGCGGGAAGTGCGGGTGGACCGGGGCCGCGACACGGCGGAGCGGAGCTGGGCGCATCCTTTCTATTGGGCGCCGTTCGTGCTGATCGGGGGCGGACGCTGAGCCCGATTTCAGAACCAGCGTGGTTTTTTATGCTTGACAGCGTCACGCTGATATGGCACAAAGTGGACAAGCTGAGGAAGTGTAGCTGATTCGCAAGGGGCTGGGCCGGGGAGGTCTGGCCCCTTTGTTTTGGGGAGAGGGCGCGAGACTGACGCAGTCAGGCTCGCCACAAGCTCCTGCGCAGTAGCGCAGCTCCGGAGTCTTTCGGCCGCAGACGCGGCCGGGTCCCCTCTCCCAAACCCTCCCCCCCCACAACGGGGGAGGGTTGAGTTTGTCGCGAGCTAAGGTGGTCACGAGCTGGCCTCCGGCGGGAGCTGGAGGGGGCTTTGGCGTGTCCGGACGGGATGGAGGTGCGGGTGGCGCAGGGGAATGGATCGCGGGAGCCGGGGGAGCCGGAGGAGCCCAAGAAAGAGGCGGAGAAGCCGGTCAAATTCAGGCGGTTGGATTGGCGGTACAGCAAGACGCGGCGGCGCAAGTTCATCACGGAACTGGCGACGAGCTATGATCCGGAGGCCGCGTGCCGGGCGGGGGAGTTCGACTGGCCGACGGCGTGCCGGCTGCGGGTGCTGCATCCGGAGTTCGCGGCCGAATGGGACGAGGTGATCGCGGCCGGCTACGACCGGCTGGAGCTGCTGCTGCTGCGCCAGGCGGGCGCGGGGCGGGAGGGGGCTGCGGGCAAGAGCGAGCATGAGCTGGCGGCGGCGCTGCTGAAGCAGCGCCGGGCGCTGAAGAGCGCCCGCGACGCAGGGGTTCGCGACGCGGGGGTTCGGGAAGCGGGCGTGCGGCGCGGCGGCGCGGGCGCGGGGCCGGGTGATGCCGGTGCCGCGGGCGCGGCGGGGGCCGGGGGGCGGCGGCGGGGCGCGCCGTCGCAGGAGCAGATGCTGCGCGTGGTGATCGACAAATTGGAGCCGCTGCGAAGGGCCGCGGCGGCTCGGGGGGATGGCGGCGATGAGGAAGCGGGTGGAGCGGGTGGAGCGGGTGGAGCGGGTGGAGCAGGTGGAGCTGGGGCCGACGGACGCGGAGCTGGGACAGCTGGACGCCAAGCGGCTGGCGACCCTCCACCACATGCTCGCCTATGAGGCGCATGCGGGGCAGAAGCCGCCGGAGGGCGCGTGGCGGGTGTGGCTGATGCTGGCCGGGCGCGGCTTCGGGAAGACAAGGGCGGGCGCGGAGTGGATCAGCGCGCTGGCGCGGGAGGACGGTTCGCGGCGCTTCGCCCTGGTGGGCGCGACGCTGGACGAGGTCGCCAACGTGATGGTGCGCGGCAAGAGCGGGCTGATGGCGGTGGCGAAGCTCGATGAGGAGGTGTTGTGGTTCCCCTCGCGGCGGCTGGTGTCGTTCCCGTCGGGGGCCGAGGCCTATGCCTATTCGGCCGAGACGCCGGACAAATTGCGCGGGCCCGAGCACCATTTTGCCTGGTGCGACGAGCTGGCGAAATGGGCCTATCCGGACGCGACCTGGGACAATCTGATGCTCGGGCTGCGGCTGGGGGAGGAGCCGCAGGTGGCGGTGACGACGACGCCGCGGCCGATCGGGCTGGTGAAAAGGCTGCTGGCGGACAAGGGGACCGTGCGGGCGACGGGGCGGACGTGGGACAATCCGCACTTGCCGGCGGCGTTCGTGAGGGGGGTCGAGGCGCTTTATGCGGGGACGCGGCTGGGGCGGCAGGAGCTGGAGGGGGAGATTGTCGAGGAGGTCGAGGGGGCGCTTTGGACCAGGGCGTTGGTGGAACGGTGTCGCATCAATCCTCCCCTGAAAGGGGAGGTGGCAGCCGGAACGGCTGACGCAGGGGTATCTCCCCTTTCGATAGGCCTCCGCCGGGTCGAGAGCGCGATACCCCGCCACCATGCTTCGCATGGTCCCCCTCCCCTTGCAGGGGAGGATTTGCTGGTTCGCATCGTGATCGGCGTGGATCCTCCCGCTTCGGCGGCGGGGGATGCTTGCGGGATCGTGGCGGTGGGATTGGGGGCGGATGGCGTCGGCTATGTGCTGGGGGATCATTCGGTGGCGGGGTTGAGCCCGGAGGGGTGGGCGCGGCGCGTGGCGGCGGCTGCGCAGGCGCATGGGGCCGACCGGGTGGTGGCCGAGGCGAACCAGGGTGGTGAGATGGTGACCAGCGTGCTGAAGGCCGCGGATTGCGCTTTGCCGGTCAAGCTGGTCCACGCGCGGCGCGGCAAGGCGGCGCGGGCGGAGCCGGTCGCGGCTTTGTTCGAATGCGGGCGGGCGCGGTTCGCGGGCGCGTTCCCGGAGCTGGAGGACGAATTGTGCGGGCTGGCGGTGGGCGGAGCTTATGAGGGGCCCGGCCGCTCCCCGGACCGGGCGGACGCGATGGTGTGGGCGTTTACCGAGCTGATGCTGGGGCCCAGGCGGGAGCCGGCGGTGCGGGCGCTTTGAAAGGGGAAAGTTTTGGTTCGCGCGGAGGCGCGGAGGCGCGGAGAAGAAGGAAGGGGGGCACGCGAAGGCGCGAAGGAGAAGGCGGGTTTCACGCCAAGGCGCTAAGGCGCCAAGGTCCTATTGTGCTGGGCGGCGTAGGCGCCTTGAGCGTGGAACAGGAGATGGATGCCGCTGCGCGGCGGGCGGAGGAGCCGTGATCTGACGGTTTTGGCGCCTTGGCGCCTTGGCGTGAAACCGCGCTGCGTGGAGCGGGCACGGCGAAAGGCGCGGAGGGTTAGCTCCGCGCCTTTGGCTTGCCTCGCGCGCCGTGGCGGCGCGGCGGGGGATTAGGGGGAGACGCCCGGGGGCGGATCAGTCTCGCCGCCATCCTCTTCTTCCTCGTCCTCCATGGCGTCGAACAGAAAATAGGCGAAGACGATGGTGAAGACGACCACCACGCCGATCGGCAGGTAGCGCTGGAAAGTCGACTCTTCCGGGTCGTCCGCATCCTGCACGGCGGCGGTGGCGGCCGCGGCGGCGACGAAGGTCGGCGCGCCGTTGGCGGCAACCGCCGGGCCCGAGGCGAGCAACGCCAGGCCCGCGGCTGCGGCAGAAAACTTCTTGAGCAACATTGGGAAACCCCTTGTATCTTTAGGCTGGCACGAACCGGCCGGAGGCAATCAATTCAAGGTTCGGACGGGAAAAGCAAGCGGCTTTTGCGGGTCCAGCCGCCTAAATCAACCGGAGCGGCGGGGATTGCGCAGGGGCGCGGGGGGAAAGGAGCGCGAGGATGAGATGGTTCGGCCGGAAGGTCGCGCGGGGCGCCGAGGCGGCCGCGCGGCCCGCTTTGCTGCGCGGTGCGTGGGGGGTGTCGGGGCTGGCGGGGGTGCCGCGCTCCTATGAGGCGCAGGTGCGCGAGGCCTATGTTGGCAATGCGGTGGCGCAAAGGTGCGTGCGGTTGGTGGCAGAGGCGGTTGGGTCCGTGGTGGTGGACTTCGGCTTCCAAGAACCCCCTCCACCATCCGCTTCGCGGACGGTCCCCCTCCCCGCGAAAGCGCGGGGAGGATTGGTGACGGGCGCGCTGCTGGAGACGGCGGCGACGCATTTGCTGCTGCACGGCAATGCGTTCCTGGCGGTGGCGCAGGACGGGGCGGCGATGCCGGCGGGGCTGTTCGCGCTGCGGCCGGAGCGGGTGAGCGTGGAGACGGACGCTGCGGGGTGGCCGGCCGCCTATGTCTACAAGGCAGGCGAGGCGCGGCGGCGCTATCCGGCGATCGACCCGCTGGGGCGGCCGGGCATGGTGCATGTGCGCGGCGTGCATCCGCTCGACGATCATTATGGGCTGGGGTGCCTGGGCGCGGCGGCCGGCGCGGTGGCGGTGCACAATGCGGCGGCGCGGTGGAACCAGGCTTTGCTGGACAATGCGGCGCGGCCTTCGGGAGCCTTGGTCTACGATCCCGGCGACGGGGCGGTGCTGGCGCCGGCGCAGTTCGAGCGGCTGCGGCAGGAGATGGAGGCGCAGTTCATGGGCCCGGGCAATGCCGGGCGGCCGATGCTGCTGGAGGGCGGTTTGAAGTGGCAGGCGATGAGCCTGTCGCCGGCCGACATGGACTTCGTGGCGGTGAAGGCGGCGGCGGCGCGGGAGATCGCCTTGGCCTTCGGGGTACCGCCGATGCTGGTCGGGCTGCCGGGGGACAATGCCTATGCCAATTACCGGGAGGCGGTGCGGAGCCTGTGGCGGCTGACGGTGCTGCCGATGGCGGGGAAGATCCTGGGGGCGCTGGGCGAGGGGCTTGGCGCCTGGTGGCCGGGGCTCAGGCTCGAGGTGGATGTCGACCAGCTGAGCGCGCTGCACGCGGACCGGGCGGAATTGTGGGCGCAGGTGAGCGGGGCGGATTTCCTGAGCGTGGAGGAGAAACGGGAGATGCTGGGCTTCGAGCGGGTGGGGGACAGACCCTCGCCTGGTCAGCCTGCGGCTGACCTGTCCTCTCCCGCAAGCGGGAGAGGATGATCTCATGAGTGAGAAGGCGATGGTGGCGCAGCTGATGCGTCAGGCCGAGCAGGAGGGGGCGGCGTTGGTGACGCTGCGCGCGCTGGTCGAGGAGGCGAGCGAGGTGGGGGCGGAGCGGGCGCTGCGGCTGCTCGGGCTGTCGGACAGCAATGCGCGGCGCGACATGGACGAATTGCGCGAGCTGCTGCAGGCGTGGCGCGACGCCAAGAAGAGCGCGTGGAACACGGTGGTGCAGTGGGTGGTGCGGATTGGCCTCGCGCTGCTGGTGGCGGGGATGGCGGTGAAGATGGGGCTGCTGGAGAGGCTCGGGTGACCGGCGGGAGCAGCGGGTTGCGCTTCGCCGGTTATGCTGCGGTGTTCGACCGGGTGGACCGGGGCGGGGACGTGGTGCGGCGCGGCGCGTTCCGGCGGCTGCCGGCCAGCGTGCCTTTGTTGTGGGAGCATGAGGGGGCGGCGATCGGGCGGGTCGACTATCTGCGCGAGGATGCGCGCGGGCTCAGGGTGATCGGGCGGATCAACGATCCCCGGGCGGCCGAGCTGGTGCGCAACGCGGCGGTGAAGGGATTGAGCTTTGGCTATCGGGTGCTCTCCTTCGCGACGCCGGTTCGACAGGCACGGATCAGGTCCGGGGGGCTCCTCAGGATGAGCGGGGAAGAAAAGACGCCGCGCGAGCTGACCGAGCTGGAGCTGGTGGAGGTGAGTTTGGTGAGCTTCCCGATGCAGCCGCTGGCGGTGGTGCATGCCATTTCGGGGCCGCAGCGCCGCAGGGAGACGGCCCAATGAAACTTTCACTTGACGTTAAGAGTTACAGCGCCATATCAGGCTCATCAACTTCATCCCGCCGGACACGCCGCGAATACGGCCTCCGGTTGGGTTATAACCTTTATAGCCGATCTTTATCCCGGCATCATGTCGAGATAAAGGTCGGCTATGCCTTTGGAACCAGGCCACAAACGAGCTGTCGCATTCTTCGACGGCCAAAATCTGTTTCACTGCGCGAAGGCCGCTTTCGGCTACACCTTTCCGAACTATGATCCTGTCGCTCTGGCCACTGCCGTTTGCGAGGCGCAGGGCTGGGAGTGTGTCGGGGTCCGCTTCTACACAGGAATCCCCGACCCAGGCGACAACCCGTTTTGGAACCACTTCTGGCAAGCCAAGGGTGCTCAGATGGGGCGTCAGGGCGTTCACGTTTACACACGCTCTCTTCGCTATCGGAACAAGACTGTGCGGTTGCCGGACGGCTCCACGCACAGCTTTCTAGACGGAGATGAAAAGGGGATCGACGTCCGGATCGCAATCGATGTGATCCGGCTGGCGCAGCAACGTTGCTATGATGTGGCGCTGCTGTTCTGCCGCGATCAGGACCTATCGGAGGTTGCGGACGAGATACGCTTTATCGCGAGCGAGCAGCGCCGCTGGATCAAGATGGCATCGGCTTTCCCTTGGAGTCCTGCCACTCGGGGAGCCAGAGGGATCAACAAGACGGACTGGATTACGATCGAGCGTGATCTTTATGATCGTTGCCTCGATGCGCGCGACTACAGGCCGAAGCGTCGGTAGCGCGCCCTGCCACAATGAGAGGATTTGGTGAGGGGTGCTTCGGCGCCCCTTTCTTTTTGAGCGGGAGAGAAGGTGATGGTGGACGTGGTGCAGGGTGATGCGTTGGAGGCTTCGTTCGAGGCGATCGAGCGGGGGCATGTGGAGGCTGAGGGGCTGCGGGCCGAGGTGGCGCAGCTGCGGGCGCGGTTGGCGGTGACGGAGCGGCCGTTGTTGTCGGGTGCGAAGTCGGAAAGTTCGCCGTTTGTGGAGCGGTATCTCAGGCGCGGGCTGGAGCATGGGGTGGAGCTCAAGGCGATGTCGGGGGTGACCGACGCGGCCGGCGGCTATGCGGTGCCGGAGGAGATCGACGCGGCGATCGAGCGGACGCTGAGCGCGATCTCGCCGATCCGGGCGATCGCGAGCGTCGTGAAGGTCGGCAGCGCCGGGTATCGCAAGCTGGTGACGTCCGGGGGCACGCCGTCGGGCTGGGCGAGCGAGACCGGGGCGCGGGCCGAGACCGACACGCCGACCTTCCATGAAGTGGCGCCGCCGTCGGGCGAGCTGTTCGCCAATCCGGCCGCGTCCCAGGCGATGCTCGACGACGCGGCGTTCGACGTCGAGGCGTGGCTGGCCGAGGAGATCGCGCGGGAGTTCGCGCGGGCCGAGGGCGCGGCGTTCGTGGCGGGCAACGGGGTCAACAAGCCGCGCGGGTTCCTGGCGGCGCCGGTCGCGGAGACGGGCGACGGTGGGCGGGCGTTCGGGACGCTGCAGTTCCTGAAGACCGGCGTCGCGGGCGGGTTTCCGGCCAGCAATCCGCAGGACAAGCTGATCGACCTGGTCCAGGCCTTGCGCTCGCCCTACCGGCAGGGCGCGGTGTTCGTGATGAACTCGGCGACGGCGACGCTGATCCGCAAGTTCAAGACCGACGACGGGGCGTTCCTGTGGCAGCCGGGGCTGGTGTCGGGGCAGCCGGACACCCTGCTCGGCTATCCGGTGGTGGAGGCCGAGGACATGCCGGACGCGGGGACGGACACGCTTTCGATCGCGTTCGGGAATTTCAAGGCGGGCTATCTGATCGCCGAGCGGACGGAGACGCAGATCCTGCGCGATCCGTTCACCAACAAGCCGTTCGTGCATTTCTACGCGACGCGGCGGGTCGGGGGGCAGGTGATGAACTCGGAGGCGATCAAGCTGCTGCGGTTCTCGGCTTGAGCTGAAGAGACTCACGCGGAGACGCGTCCTTCGAGACGGCGGTTCGACAGGCTCACCGCCTCCTCAGGATGAGCGGGCAAGCCTGATCCGCTCACCCTGAGGAGCGGACTGAGCCCTTCGACGCCGCCTGCGGCGGCGCTCAGGATAAACTTCGGCTGGGCCGAAGGCGAAGGCCGCGTCTCGAAGGGCGCGTTCTCCGCGTGACATAGTTTCCGCGGCTCCGCCGCGGACCCTCCACCATGCTGCGCATGGTCCCCCTCCCCGGCAAGAACCGGGGAGGATTGTGGGAGGTTTTCATGGCTTTGTTTTTTGCCGATCTGGTTCGGGAGTTCAGCTCTTCGGCCGGGGCGGGGGATTTCGTGCTGGCGGGGGCGGTGCCGGGGCATCGGGGGTTTGCGGGCGTGGTGCCGGCCGCCGCGCGGTTTCACTATTGCATCGCGGGGGTGACGCATCCGGCGGAGTGGGAAGTCGGCGAGGGGGAGATTGGGAGCGGCGGCACCCTGGTGCGGGCGCCGACCGTGTCGTCGGCGGGCGGGGAGCTGGTGGACTTCGCGCCGGGGCTGAAGACGGTGGCGCTGACGGTGGCGGCGGACTGGTTCGCGGCGCAGGATCACGGCGTGGCGATCGCCAACGTGGCGGGGCTGGAGGCGGCGCTCGCCGGCAAGGCGGCGGCGGCGCACGAGCATGACGCGGCCTACGCGCCGGTCGGGCATGACCATGACGCGGTTTATGCCCGGGCGGTCCATGACCACGACGCGGTCTATGCCCCGGCGGTTCATGACCACGACGCGGTCTATGCCCCGGCGGTTCATGATCATGACGCGGCTTATGCGCCGGTGGCGCACGGGCATGCTTTCGCCGACCTGAGCGGGCGGCCGACGACGCTGGCCGGTTACGGGATCACGGACGCGGCGGCCGCGGCGCACCATCATGACGGGGTGTACCAGCCGCTGGCGGCGAACCTCAGCAGCCTGGCGGGGCTGAGCGCCGGGGCGGACCAGCTCGCCTATGCGACCGGCGCCGGGAGCTGGGCGCTGAGCGGCCTGTCGGCCTTCGGCAGGAGCCTCATCGACGATGCGGACGCGGAAGCGGGGCGGGCGACGCTGGGACTCGGGAGCAGCGCGACGCAGCCGGTCGGCACGTCCGGGGCGGCGGTGCCGCTGCTGAGCAATGCGAACGCATGGACGCTGGAGCAAAGGTTGAACGGGGGCGCGGTGAGCAGCCGGCTGACGGTGTCGTTCGCGGACGCCAATGGCAGCGGCAACGGCCTCGCCTTCGCCGGCGACGCCAACAATGCCTGGTGCATGTACCTCAGCGACGCAGGCCGGACCGGGCAGGGGCCGCGGGCGGCGCTGACGGCGCCGGCGGGGACTTATGTAACGCGTTACGCGCTGCGCTCGGTGGTGCTGTCGCCCTCGGTGGTGGCGGGCACCGGATGGACGTTCGAGCATGTCACCCAGGCGGGCGCCAGCCCGGTGCTGGTGGCCGAGCTGTCGGCGAGCGGGACTTTGCGGACGACGGGACAAATCGTGGGCGCGTCCTTCGCCGCCGCGGGAACGCAGGTGGTGGGGGCGCGGCGCACCGGCTGGACGGCGGCGAGCGGCACGGCGGCGCGGACGAGCTTCGATGCGGCGAGCGTGACGACGGCGGAGCTCGCCAAGCGGGTCAAGGCGCTGATCGACGACCTGATGGCCCACGGGCTGATCGGGAGCTGAACGGTGAACGGGGAGGCGATCGGGAGCCGGCCGCTGGCGGCGGCGGGGCTGCGGGCGCTGGCGAGCGAGCAGGACGGGCCGCGGCCGGCGGGGGTGCTTGGCGCTTATGAGGTGACCGGGGCGCGTGCCGTCCGGCGGGTGGTCGAGGGGCGGACGGAGCGGGCGACCAGACCTTAGCGGCGGCCGCTTCGCGGCCGGTTCTTCGTTGCGAGCCTGACCTCGTCAGTCTCGCGCCCCCACCCCAACCTCTCCCCCCAAGAGGGAGGGGCTGTCTGCCCGCGTGCGCACGTGTGCACCCCCGCGAGTGCGAGGGGTTGAGGAGAACAAGTCATGGCCTTTTACCTGAAGGATCCGCAGTCGCGGGTCGACTATTCGATCGACTGGACCGGCTATCTGGACGGGCAGGTGGTGGCGGGGAGCAGCTGGGCGGTGCTGCCGGCCGAGGCGGGCGGGGTCGCGGTGGACGCGTCGGCCTTCAGCCTGGACCGGACCGCGGCGACCCTGACCGGCGGGAAAATCGGGCACGTCTATAGTGTGATCAACGAGGTGACCTTGTCGGACGGGCGGGTCGACCAGCGTTCGATCACGCTCCGTGTGGAAGAACGGTGATGACGAGCATCACCTTGAGGGTGGAGGAGCGCTGATGGCGAACGTGGTGGCTGAGGCGCCGCCGGCGGCGGTGGCGCTCGACGAGGTGAAGGCGTTCCTGCGCATCGGGCACAGCGAGGAGGATGGGCTGCTGGCCGGCTTCCTGCGCGCCGCGGAGGCGGCCTGCGAGGCGTTCACGGGCCTGGCGCTGATCGAGCGGGAGGCGGCGGAGACGCTGGCGGCGAGCGCGCAGTGGCGGCGGCTGGGGCTGACGCCGGTGCGGGCGATTTCCGGGGTGGCGGCGGTGGGTGCCGACGGCGGCGAGACGGCGTTGGCGGCCGATGCCTATGCGGTGGATATCGACGCGGCCGGGGACGGCTGGGTGCGGGTGACGCAGGCCGGCGGCGCGAAGCGGGTGCTGGTGCGGTTCACGGCGGGGCTGGCGGCGAACTGGAACGGCGTGCCGGAGCCGGTGCGGCAGGGAATCGTGCGGCTGGCGGCGCATCTCTACGGCGCGCGCGGCGAGGCGGCGGGCGCGGCGCCGCCGGCGGCGGTGGCGGCCTTGTGGCGGCCGTGGCGGCGGATGCGGATTGTGTGATGGTAGAGGGGCGGATGGTTTGAGTCCTTCTCCCCCTGGGGGAGAAGGTGCTCCGGAGGGGCGGAAGAGGGGGCGCGGCCATCGGCCGCGCTCGGCGGCGGGGCCGCCGACCCTCACCAAGCTGCGCTAGCCGCTGACGCGGCAAGCTCCGCTATCCTCTCCCCGGGGGGAGAGGAGGTCGGTGTGTTCGAGCGGTTGCGGGAGCGGGGGGTGGAGCGTGCGCGGACCCGGGCGGCGGCTCGGCGGGAAGGGCTGGCGGAGCGGATGCGGGCGGGGGTGCCGCGTGGGATCGAGGTCGACGTCGAGGGTGACGAGGTGGTGCTGAGCGGGCGGGGGCTGGGGCGGCGGCTGCTGGTCGAGCCGGCGCTGCGGTGGCTGGTGGCGGAGAGCAGGAATGACGGATGAGGGAGCGGCGGGGGCGCTGGCGGCGGCGCTCGCGGGAGCGCTGCGCCAGGTGCCGGGGCTGAGCGGGACGTTCGACGGGGCGCCGATCGCGGCGGGCGACGCGCATGCGGTGATCGAGATGGGGCCGGAGACGGACTGGGGGCATAAGAGCGGCGCCGGGGCGGAGCTGCGGTTCGCGGTGGTTGTCCGGTGCCGCGGCGAGGCGCCGGGGCGAGTGCGGCAGCTGGCGATTGCGGCGCGGGAGCGGGTCGCGGGGCTGGGGCCGGAGCTGGCGGGGTGGCGGCTGGTGAGCCTTGCGATGATGCGGGCGCGGACCTTGCGGGAGCCAGGGCCGCGGTGGACCGCAGTGGCGGAGTATCGGGCGAGGATGCTGGCGTTGGGGTGAGGTCCTTCGAGACGCCGCTTCGACTTCGCTCAGCGGCTCCTCAGGATGAGCGGAGGTAGGTTACGCCAAGAGGTGCCGAGCCGCCTCAGGCCGGGGTGGTGTGCATCTCGAACAATTGCTTGATGTTGCCGCGGGCGTCCTCAAGCTCGTCGGTGACGATCTGGTCGACGTCGGCGGCGGGCGTCTTGAAGCTCTTTTCGCGCGCCTGGATCGCGGTGCGCAGGGCCCTTTCCTGCTCGGTGCACTGCTTGGCGAGCGCCGCCTCGAAGTCGCCGGCGCTGGTTTTGTCCTTGACGCTCTTCTCCATGAAGGTGCGCAGGCAGCTGGTATAGGCATCGCGCGGGGCGCGGGTGGGATCGGGCTGGAGCGCCAGCAAGGCCGCGGCGCCAACTATCGATGAAATAAGCATTTTCGTTCCCCCGAACGACTCTGACAAGACCAAGGAGGATACAAAATGAGCGCGCAAAAGGGAAGCGCATTCCTGCTGAAGATCGGGGACGGGGCGGTGGCGCCGGCCTATCAGACGGTGGCGGGGCTGCGCACGACGCAGCTGAGCGTCAACGGCGAGGCGGTGAACGTGACGTCGAAG